ATGATGATACCGAACATAGTCTCTACGGTCATGGCTGAACGTCCTCGTTATTAGGGATGGCACGATAGAAACGTCCTTCGCTTTCTTCCCACCAGTCGCCAATGCCTGCCCAGTCATTAGCGATCATGATCGTGCCGTCATCTGGTGGCTGCCATGTTTCAAGTGAGCCATCCCATAGGCACGTATTATACACTACGTTTTCTTTAACCATTGCGTATTGTTTATGTTCCATCGTTTATGCTCCGTAGTATTCGACTACAATCACAAGTCCATTGCCACCATTGCCGCCAGCACCGGAATTATATCCATTAAATGAAGCGCCGCCCCCTCCACCGCCAGCTGCACGTCCTCCATTACCACCTTTTCCACCATCCTGCGATGCATTACCAGCAGAAGCACCTGATCCGCCAGTACCTAAAGCATTAGTAAGAGCGTTCGCTGTATCAAAAATTATATTGTTGGCAAAATTGCTACCGTTTGTGCCATCCTGCTCTAAAATCGTTGCACCAGTAGGGCCTGCATTTAAGGTGCCAGCGTCATATATGCCGCCTCCATTTCCACCGTTACGCACATTGTTGTTACTATCAATAGCTCCGCCAGCACCACCGCCACTCCCTGCATATTGACCGTTAAGTCCAACACCACCAATGCCGCCCGAGCCTCCAGATGCGCCAGCGCCACCAGCATTACCACCAATCGCAAATGGCCCATATGATGGAGTAGTATTTGTATTTACAGCACCAGCCCCCGCTGAACCATTACCAGTAAATCCACCGCCGCCACCGCCACCGCCATTAGCAATAACATATTCACTACTAGTACCACTTGAACCAAATGTACTTGAGCCGCCATTAGCTGCAAAGCCACCGCTACTATTATCAGCAGTTCTTCCAGCACCTCCTGTACTACCAGAACCTACGACTATGGAGTAACTGGCACTTGTTAAAGCTGCGTTTCTAAAAAATCTATAAGTAAGTCCAGCACCGCCGCCCCCACCGCCACCGCCTCTGAGAGTAGAAACAGCCCCTCTTCTACCGCCGCCCCCACCACCACCTGCTCCAGCACATAAAACCAGACATCCCCAAAAATTAGCCGCGGTCGGTTTTGTCCATGTATCGTTGGCTGTGTATTCGCGTATAACTGGATTGGTCCCACCGCCACCACCAGTAGCGGTCAGGTCAGTTTCGGTTCCTGCATCGTTCTTAAAATAGAGCTTCCCGTCTGTCTTTGCGTAGACGATGCCATAGCCAGACGTAGGCGTAGCTGGTGAGCTGCCTTGTTCAGACAGAACAGCCGATGCACCCGCAATCAAGCTATCACTATTCGTTAGCTCTGCGAGTGCAGCCGGTGTTGTTATGGGTCTTTTATCTGCCATTAGTTAAGCTGTGTTTCCGTGCCTGCATCGTTCTTGAAATACAGATTGCCGTCTGACTTGACATACAACAAAGCCAGTCCAGATGCCGGTGTGCTCGGACTGCTGCCCTGTTCTGCTAACACAATAGACGCACCAAACAGCAAACTGTCAGAGCTTGAAAACTCCGACAGATTGCCGCTAGTTGTTATCGGTCGTAGGTTAGCCATTAGGCCAGCGTAATAGGTTGCTGTTCTTCAAAGTTGATCTCGGTTGCTGACAAAGCGATTCCGACTTCCTGCGAAATATAGCCCGATGTCGTTGGTGCTGTCGAGACAACATCGCCTGCAGACGACCCGCTCAAATAGTATGCAGCGCCAGGTGTCAAACCAGATAACCCTGAAATCGTACCATCAAGGTAGACAGTCGCATTTGCAGGGCTTGTCGTAGATGCGATTACAAAGCCGTGTGCACGGCGTCCATTGCTTGCATCTGCCTTACGTGCCTTGACTGTGCCGGAATCATTGTAAAGATTCACAAGATCGCCTGCGCTGAGGTTCTCGCTAGTCGCAGCAACCTTTACAGTTGCACCAATCCCTGATGGCAATACCGAATTGTCCAGCTTGCCGCCTCCATCAAGAGCAACAATTTTGCCCGCTTCCGTGGCGCCGGATGATGATACGGTAGCTTCGACTTCTGCCAGTTGCCCCGCGTTATTCTTGATATACTTTTCTGCCATGTTACACCGTTTGAATGATTGTGTCTATGTCGATGATTAGTGTTGTTGCTGTTAAGGCCTTGCCTACGTGAACGACGATAGCGCCGTTCGTTGGTACTGTCTGTGTCAATGTTCCGTTCGTGCCCAGGTAAACCGTGCCTTTTGTCCAATTCCAAGAGGCATCGGTGATGATGCCAGAGATCTTAATCGTTGCGTTGGCCCCTGATGTTGCGGCCGTGTATACGATGCCGATGACCTGTGCATTAGCAAGCGTATTGTTGCTGGCATATACAGCCTGCCCTGAAGAGTTAGTAGTAACAGCACGAAGTGCTGACAGGTTCTCACCAGCGACCAATGTGATGTCATCAGAGATAGGCACAAGGCCCCCCGATGCCACGTCCAAAGTAATCGTAGACTGGTCGACGTTCAGCTTTACATCTTCATCTGCAATGTTCAGGCTAATCGTCGACTGGTCTACGTTTATCGTCGTGCTCACTGGGTAACCTCACCTAATACCGTGACGTAACCGCGTAGAAGCTCGTTCGTTGAACTGGAGACCGTCTGTTCCAAATCCCAGACATACACCTCGCCCACCGTCAGCGATGCCGTAGTCGCTGCACTTAATGCCACCGAAAATGTACCTTGCGAAGCGTTTACTGTCGTAATCGTAAACGTTGCAGCCAGCACGTTGTCGATGGTGCGGATCTGGCCGGCGAATGTGTAACCTGTAATATTGGTGACAACCCCGTTCGTCTTATGTGTGAAGGTACGTGCAAAGGCTGCCCCCTGACGGAGCTCTAAATCAACACGTGCACCTGATGATGATAGTATGACCATTGGAAACCTTTGCTGTGCTCACCACTGGGCCCGAGGGCCCAGTCGTCAGAACAACTCTGTTAGTTAGTCCTTGATGATGTTAGCAGCGAGGCCACGCTCGGTAGCATCGTTGATCGGGTCGCCGTTGTAGAGGATAGCAGTGCAAGCACCAAAGGTACCAGCAGAGCCGTCGCCAGCTGTAGCAACAACGTCGATATAACGATCACGACCTGCGAGGTTCACAAAGAACCCGAAGACCTTGTTGTCATCGTTAGCCGTTGGCAGTGCAGGTGCACCCGTTGCGCCGTATACACAGCCCGTGATGTCAGCAGCTCCACTCATGCCAGAGTCGTCTGACTCCTGGAGTTTGAGGGCTGCCATCGCGATGTCTGTTGCACCGAGGCTGAAATACACCGCGAGCTTACCAAAGCCAGCTGTGTCGATCGTGTTAGTTGTAAACGATGCATTGTCAACGATTGCAGCTGGTGGCGTAACGTTGACAACCTTCACATTTTGTAGTGCGTTCATGTTGTCACCTTATGAGTTAATAGTTACGAAACCAACAACAGGGCCTGTTGTACGTGATGCTGCAGTAGCATTGTAGTTGCCCATCTCATGCACCTTGATGTCAAGGTACTGAGTAGCCTTGACATAGATTGTATCTGTGTCGAAGCCCTTGCTTGCATCTTGCTTGATCGATGTTGCCATGCGATCACCAAGAGTTGCAGCCTGTGTAAGGTTACCGAAGTAAGCAAACACCTGGCTGTTAGCATCTGCTGATGGCATCACGTCGACGAACTCGACAGGATAGCCGAAGAGGCGCTGGCCGAATGAGCCAGCAAGTTCTGCTGCTGTTGATCCGCCCTGTGCGTATGCGAGGCGCTCTGCTGTCTCACCGAAAGCTACCTTGTTGAAATACCACTTGGCACCCGTGAGTGCGTATGTTGGAACCTTACGCATACCAGCAATGAGGTTGCCCATTGTTACCTCTGCGAACGTGTTGCCAGCGCATACCTGTGCTGAACCAAGGTAGCCCTTGTGCGTGTCGTTCGTCCATGTGCCGCCGCCATCCTCGAGAACCTTGCGGAGCTTGCCAGCAAGACCGAGAACACCGCCGTATGTTGACGTAGCATCACCCAAGAAACCAGCTTCGTCTTCCTTCTTTGCGAACTGGCGTGCTACCGATTCAGCAAAGCGAAGGCCAAGATTCTGTGTGCTGTTCATTACGAGTTCTTCGGAGAGAACAGCGAGGGCATACATCTTCTTTGCGTTCAACGTCACTGCATCAAATGACATGTCAGATGATGACAATGTACCTGTCTCTGATCCCCAGTATGCCGTCACGTCATCGCCTGTGCGGAAGATGCGGATGGACTCGGAGCCCATAGGCTCAACACGTGTGTTGCGACGGAATGATCCGTATGTGTCCTTCAGGTTGACGATAAGGCTAGATGTCTCCGTAGGAACGAAGATACCGCCTGTGGCGTCGTTGCCTTGTGTGTGTGACTTGTACTCAACACCTGTTACTTCAGCGTACTTTTGGCGTGCTGTCTCGTTAGAAAGACCACCTACAAACAAGCCTGTTACATATGCTTTGTACTCAGCATCTGGCATGTTAGCCTTTGCTGATGATTCGCCGACCTTGATGTCGTTAGACTTTGGCAGCTTGTTTACTGCTGTCTTCACTTCCGTCTGGCGTTGTGCGTTCTTGGCCTTGATAGCTTCGAATGACTTCACTTCGTTGGCCTGCTCATTGAGCGCGTCGATTTCAGCGTTCAATGTCTGTGCAGACTTTACTTCGTCCATCGTTGGCTCTGTCTTAGCAAGGAGCGTTTCGAGCTCTGCAGACTTGGCGCTGATGGCGTCGTTGATCTGTTGCAAATTCATGATTTTTTCCTCTTGTTTACTAATGCCCGCAGGGCTTCCATTTCCATGGCAGCCTTTGCGGAAACCGGTTGTGCCGCGTCAATGAGGGTTTTAATGTTCCCCACTGCAGCGGTCAGTGTGTCCATCAATTCGGTCAGGCGTGCCACGTTAGCCGACGATAGCGTGCGCCCTTCCTTCTGCCTAATCTCTGCGCGTTCGTTCAGCCTCGTAATGAGTCTATCGACGTCGGTTCCAACGTCCTCGAGATCATCATTGAGTCCCTTAGCGCTAATAAGTGCCGTTTGTGAGTTAGCACCGAACAGCACCGGTGACCATTCGTAAAGTTTACCCTTTACCAGTTCACGTGCTCCGTCCTGTGCGTATGTTTCCTCGACTACCGAATAACCGATCGAGAACTCGTCGATGATACCTTCCTTGATGTCGGAATAGGTCTCACGTCCTCGCTGTGTATTCATGTTGAATTGGCCCCTGATATACAGGCCGCCAAGGTCTTTCAAGCTATCAGGCAGCATGGCGTCGCCTGGCATTAGCTCACGTGCTTCTAATGTCTTCGCCACTGGTGTTTTCCAGTCGTGAGCCCAGACGCCTTTTGGCAGTTTGGTTTTCAGCGAGTCGTCGAAGAAACCGTATTTCACACGGTCGCCGTAACTGTCAACGTTATTAAATACGGAGACGATGGCCTCAATTACGCCACTGTCACCCTCTGCCTTAGCTTGAAATTCGAAAGTCTTACGTTCAATTTTCATGGTGTGTTCCCCATACCATACGAATTTGGGTTATGCTATTGTTTAATTATCCACAAGTTAGGCTTGCCGTGCACGTGTGAAGCATCGACAGTTGACGGCGTTCCATGCCGATAGTCCATCGCCTGCAGGATAAGGTGTTGTTTCACCACCAACCAAGAAAAGACCTGGCCCTGCCTTTTCCCCTTCGAGTTGATCGTGTGCCGCCATGTGCTCATCACGTGCCCCTGACAAGGCCACCCATGACCGTCTGATACCGCCCAATTCATCCCAGACGGATTTCTGCACGGTGCCCGTTGTGGCTGTGGCTGTGGTGCGAGCGATGGCATTAGCACGTGATACCTTCAGGTCAGAGAATTTTTCCTTTAACAGCCTTGCCAGCTCCTCCTCACCAACGCCTGCATTCTGTCGTAGTAGAGTCTGAATGTCGGTTCTGATGGTGCCTACGGAATCCGCTATCTTATTGGCGCTCTCTGTTATACCAGCCTCACGGCCCCGTGTGAACTCGCCCTCAGCGTCGACCTCTTCCTGTGCTAATGCCAGCACGATCTCAGTGAGCTCGGTTCGGCTGTCCTCGGTTCCGTCGACAAAGTTCTTTTCCCACACGTCCAGGCTGAACTGATCATCTATCTTCGTCTCGATGCGGAGCGCCTTAACGTCAGCCGTGATGGTGTCGTATAAATCGTCCAGCACACGCCCCCACTCTTTGGCAATCTTCTCGGATTGCTTATTCAGCAGATCGTCGTAGGCTTTGGCGTAGACCTGTGAATCTGAATGGTGCAGCCAGGCTTTCGTTTCGGGGCCTACGGTAACGCTGTAGTTTTTCTGAAAGTATTTGTCCGAAGACACGCCACCTCCGAGGCTTAGTGTCTCCGGTGAATCGTCAACGTCTGAATCATCATCTACGTCGCTGTCGTTGTCTGTAGATACCGCTTCCATGGCGATGGTCTCACCTGCCAGGGCCTGCACTGTCGAGAGGTCAAACCCAAGTTGCACGCCATATTCAGGGATAGCAAGCTGTGCGTTGATTTGGTCAGCAATCATATTCCAGAAGGGAACACGTACCATGTTAGTGAAGTCCTTGCTTGCCTGTTCGAAATTGCTGTAGGTAGCTGAAGAGAGTCCCATGTGCGTACCGGCAATAATCGGGTGCACCTTGTAAGCACCACAGATGCGCGTCTCGTATTGCCCAAAGGTATCAGACAATCCTAATTCGTTCCAGTCAAGTGCAAGGCGCTTCACGTCCTTGACACCCCACATAATGCCCACGGAGCCCCTACGGTCGCCACCATACTTGCGCTTGAACGAACGTTCAGCAAGTGCCACCTGGTCAGGTGTGAGCTCTTCGTCGTAGACTACGATCGTCTTCGGCATGGCGTCGTTCTTGTGGATGTTAAACACAGTAGACGTGGCCTCATTGTAGCCCTCGATAGACTGCGCTGCTAACTCAACAGGGCTGCCACCACCGAGGGTTTTTTCGGGATCGTACCAAAAGCCCTGAATGTGTACCACGTCTTCCTTGCGTACGGTGTAGGCTACCTGTCCATCGTAGTATAGGTAGTGTTCGACGTCGCCGTAACCATCGTTGACAGGGGCGAAGTTTTTATCTGAATACCAGCGCATGCCGATGATAGCACCAGATGCGTTGCGTAGTTTGTACCCATAGGCGTTGCCACCGATGCACAGGATCGTCATGATTTCGCCAAAGGTCACACGCCACTGATTACGTGTGAGCATTCCCACGATAGGCGATTCGAAGTCGTAACCGTTCGGAGTAATCACACCGATCTGTGCTTCCGGCATCATCAGTGAATACGTCAACGTGCACGCCACAGCCACGGGGTTCGCCTTCCACATCTGGTAAGCACCACGCCAGTTAACGATGGGTGTGAAGTTATGTTTGTTCCACAACTCCGTCACTGGTATAGGGAGGTCGTTCTGTGCGACCTCGCCAGTAGGGGAGATGAAAGCCTTGATTTGTTGAATTAGTCCCATTATTCTAGTCCGTTATAGAAATACAACTCCAGCACCTTGCGACTTAACAGCCGCCATTTCAGCGTAAACGAGAGCATCCACCATGTCGTCGTGGTTGCCCTCTGGAAATGATAGTAGTTCCTGTTCGAATGAAGGTTCCAGCCCACGTACATGTGTAACCAGTAGCTGCTCATACCTTGCCAGCAGAGCGTGAAACCGTGTTACCTTGTCGCGGTCTGGTTTGACAGCCTTGACAGGTAGGGATGTCTTGCGGAGAAGTTCCTGCACAACTGCCACCTGATATTGAACAGCCTCGATGTTGATACGCGATGGGTTCCACTTAGCCGCTAGGCTTTGGACGCCTTGGACGACTTCGTGAAACCCTACCTTACCCCTCCACATGTCCAGCACGTACCTACGCGCCGAGTCCTTGTCATAGCCAACTACAGCAATGGCGGTGTAGTCAGCCGTGTCTGATTTGGAGATCGCAAGGTCAACACCCATCCCGATCTTGAGATCCCTAGGCACCTGGTCGCTGTTGACGTACGTGATCATCTCACGTTTAACCAGAGCACCCTGAACATCTACAAACTCAGCCAGGTATTCCTGATTGAACACCACGGTCGGTAGCTCTCGCTGTGCAGCGTTGATCTCATCCTGTGCGATGTAAGGATTCACACTTGTGGGCATACGAAATGATGCATAGGTCTCTTCTAGCCTAGCACGTTCGTACATAGCGTGGAAGTCGTTGCGCCCCTTGGGTGTCGAGAAGAAATACCCGTCGCCCTTGTAATCCGTTAACGTCGGCCGGATCGCCTCGTTCCAGGCGTCCATGAAGTTCCTGACCATCGCCACCTCATCGCAGACGACACGGGCATACTTACGGCCCCGCACACTGTCGAAGGCGTCTAATGACCAGCAGTCGATGATACCACCCGTCTCGATGGTAAGGCGCTTCTCCTGTTCGCTTACCCCAGTGATTATAGGATGCAGGGTTGTCTTGAGTGCCTTCCAAACATCAGATAGCATCTTGTAAGTAGGTGCGAAGTAAGCCGCTGGTTTGCCCATGATAGCAGACTCGATAAGCAGGGCTTCCGCCATCACGGTCTTGCCAAACCTACGACCACAGGCGACCGTGTTGAACCGCCTCCGGTTACGGAAGATTAGTTTCTGGCCGTCGTGTAGCTGTGCGTCAATCGTAATCACAACGAAGCGTCCTTTGGCCCTATGGCGATAATCTCTGCATCCTCGATGTGCTTGGGTTCCTCATGTGTAGGTGCAAGCACTATCCTGATGTCTGTCTTGCCTGATACCTCCGTTGCAGCCTTGTCCGTCTGTGCTAGGTGTTGTTTGCCCAGCCAGATCAGCATCGTGTTATCACCTGACAGGGCTTTGTCGATCTGAGTTTGTGCCAGCTGGAACCTGACGTCGTTACGTTCGTTCTCTATCATGAGGGCATAGTCAGCCTTCAACTCACTCACAGGCACGTCACGGTTCAACAGAACCGAGCACCACCGTGACAGGGCAGTCCACCCCATCATGGCTCGTGCACGACGTTTTAGTTCGGCCTCTTGTGAAGGTGTTAGGTTCATTCAGCTATTAAGTTATGCTTAATACTTGGTCACTTATCCACAACATCACAGGCCCCTCATGAGGCTCGCATAGTTGATCTGCTGTATGTCAGTGACGACCGACCTCACGTCGGCATACATGAGGTAGGCATCCTCGATGCTGGCGATGCCGTGCAAGACCGTAGCATGGTGCTTCTGACTGTGCTTGGCTATAGAGGTCAGCGTCCACCCGTAGTGTTTGCTTAGGATATACCACGTGATAGACCGTGCACGTACCACGTCAGCACGGCGTGTGGGACTGTAGGCATCCTCGAGTGTGACACCGCACAGTGTGCATACGTCGGATAAGATCAACTCGTATAACATAAAACCCCCTAATTCTTTTTGACGAACTCGATGGCATCGTCAACAGATCTGACGATCCCATAGGGTACGCCATAACGCAGGCAACAGTCCGAGAACCTGTTTTGCGTTTCCGACACCCTACCCTTGGCAGCCTTAACTTCTAACATCCATGCGCGGCCGTCACGATAGACAGCCAGGTCAGCATGGCCAGAGGTGGCGTTGATGTTTACCACACGGTATGAGGAAAGCCGTGTGCCGTGCTCCAGCTGTTGTGTGCTGCTGTTAACACGCACCACCATATACCCGAGAAGGCACAATTGGTCAGCTATGGCCTTCTGCACTACCCGTTCGGGTATAACACCCGAGGCTTTCTTGGCAGCCTTGGCACGTTTAGCAGCCTTCAGTTCATCCAGTAGCCTGTGCTCGCTCGCGTCCCAGTCCAGATCGTCTATCTCTCTCATTGCATCCCTTGGTTGTTGTAACAGTGCCACAGTCCGTCGGTACCTTCGAACCATGTGTAGTCGTCGACGTTATGCTCATACATCAGGGACAGCATAGTCTTGCCTGCCTTGACTCTTTGCCGTTCGACCACAGCCGACTCCAGCACCTCATGGCTCGGGATTAGTCTGGCCTCGGTAGCCTTGAACTGGGATAGGTCGGGGCCATCATCGGGTAGGACGCCATCCCAAGCGTCGCCTGGTGGCTGTTTATACCGCTTGAAATACTCCCAATCCTGAGCCAGCACGTCGTGTAAATACGTACCTCGGGTTGCCTCGACGACGGCATCCACCGTTTCCGGTTGCAAGGTGCCCCCTGACGTAGCAACCGAAGCCAAATCGTCGCAACCGTAACGGTGCCATTGACTTACGAAGAAATCCAGCATCCTCTCGGTTGCTAGGTTGCAGGGTGAAACTATAGTTTTCACTCTATACTTTTCATTTATTTCTCCTTCTACTTCTAATATATTCTTACAACCTAGCAACCTAGAGAAGTATATATATATAAATAAAGGGGTTAGGTCGGTTGCCACCTGTTCGTCCGAACTGACAACCTTCTGGCAATCCGGCAACCTAGGTGTGGCAACCGGACTCAGAAGCCCCATTTCGACTAATTCGTCACGTGTGAATAGCATTAGAACTCCCCTTCCTCATCCACGTTGAATGGCGAATGAGCACCGCTCTTCGTGCCTATAATCACGTTGTAGCCCCTTCGCGTGCCCGTGGTGGTCTTTTTAGCTATGCGGGGTATGTTGGCCTTGGCTAATGCCCTTCCAAGCCCATAGATGAACTTATCGTTGATTTGCAAAGATATCTTCTCTTCATCGTAGACACGGTTCGCCAGCTGTGATGCAACCTCGGATGTAGTCAGGAACGGCACGTGAGCCCCTGAGCCCTCCGGCTTGTGGGTTATGTACTTTGCCACTAAGTCGTCGTACTGTGTCAACACCTCGAAGTGCTTATTCCAGTCGTTGATCTTGCTGATCTCACGATCATCAAACCAGTAACGTTTGCCCTCACGATAGTATGCCACAGCCTGCGACCACAGACCGTCGATGTCAAACTGGCGGATTGAGGTGATGTCGATGTTACCGCCTACCGGTATGACAGGGAACCGGCGCGATCCCGTCTCGTCGTTTAAGAACGTACGCCTATTAACAGATCCGGCAAAGGAGCATCTTCTGGCGTACGTCGTCTCATACTTGTCGTATGGCGACCGCAGGCGCATAGTGTCGGACGTTATGATGGCCTTGATAGATTCGTGCTGTTTTTTCGTCATAGACTCCAGTTCGTCATCTACGACCATGAAAGACCTGGCGATTATCAGTTTGACGTCCTTGTCATCCGAGATGCTGCCCTCATGGTAATAGTCTTGCCGAAGCTCCACAGGGCATAGGTGCCGTAGGTAGGTCGTCTTGCCTATCCCCTGCCCGCCCTGCAGAATTAGCATTATGTGGTTGGGTTTGTGATCCAAAGCACCGGCCACGGCCCCAATAAGCCACTTCTCGATGATCATTTCAAATATTGCATGCTGTACTTCGGCCGAGTTGTGCTTGCCATCGTCGATGTCGGCATCGTGTGGCAGTAGCTGGACATAATCACGGATGAAATTGCGATCGCCTGCTTTCCACTCGTCCAAACCTTCGAAATACGACTTAATAGGGTCGTGCTTAGGTACGAAGTCACTATCGAGCACTTCGTTCATTCGCTCTTTGGTGATCTTGATGCCTATCTTCCGCATCTTCCGTAGCTGACTATGTACCCAGTAGTCCGTCAAAGCTTCAAATTTGACGTCGTTGTCTCCCCTGAGCTCGATTTTGCCTGTGATAACGTTCTTGCGGAACTCGTAACCACTGGACAGGTACGATTCAACCTTGTCGAGGATCTCGGTAGGGTCTTTGGTCTCAAGTTTGATAATGTCCTTGGGAACCTCATACCCGTGCAGTTTAGCGTAATAGTACAGCGTCGCCGTCGTGACTCTGGTGAGCTTATTCTTGAGAACATCGGCATACGTCAGGCCTCCAGACATCGGTGACCACTCCTCGAGAAGCTGTGCTGCCATCTTATCGTCCCCGAGGGCGTGGGCTACGGCTGCCACTACTTTCTTCCACTGAATATGGTCTTGCTGCTTAGGTATGACACGTAGCATGGCCCTGATCTGATCCACGTTTGGCTTAGTACCACCGAAGGCGTTGAAAGCAATCTCAAGATCCCGTGCCTCCTCGTGGCCGTCTGTCATGTCAGCTATCTGATCCATGGTCAGGATGTTACCCCAGACATGAATCTGTGCGTTCTTAGCACCGAACCAGATGCGTACTGCATCGCGTGCGTTGGTGTCGCCTCCGAAGCGTTCAGCGAGTGCCGTCGTGATTGCTTTGTAGTCTTTGGCGTTGCGTATGGGTTCCTCGGTTATGAACATAACCCTATAACGTGGGTTCTCTGCCGTGTGCGAGGCTGTCGTGTATGCAAAGGAAGCGTACTTACGGAAGTAGGGGTCTGCCTCTATGTCGTCGAAGCTGTGCTTGCCATTGTCGACGTCGACACCCACGATCTGTGCAGACTTGAAAGCATCGCCGTTACGCTTAGCAAAGCCTGTCTTCTGATCGACGTGAAGGTCAGCACAGCAGATAGGCCAGCCGTGACCTACAAGGTGGTTGATGATGTCGTCGCTGACCATCTCAACAGGTGACAGCTGAGCGCTCAGAGCTACCCAGTCCTGACGTGTTGCGGCCTTATTGACAACAGTTTTGTTAATCGATAGACGTATCACTTGCACGTGGTTATTCTCCGTGTGTAGATGTTAAAGAATTATGAAAGCTAACAACTTGATAGCCACGTAAGCTATCCCCAGTGCTACTGCACCGATTCCAGCCACTGCAGCCACGAAGGCCAGCGTTGTAGTGTATACGACAGCCTGACGTGCCCACGGCGGCAATGGCGAAGGACGTGAGATGATTAGTTCACGTTCAGCATCGAGGGCTTTGCGGAAGTCATCGCGGTTCATGGCATCACCTCGTTGTAGATGTCTGCAATGCGTTGTGCGGCGTCGGCGTGGGTTAATTCCAAATGCAGATAACCCATAACGCCATTAATCGTAGTGTCTATTACATGCCAGCAATTATTTAGTTCATACCACTCCACCGTCCACCTCTTCGGCTTGACGTATGGGGCGATGAGCTTGTGGATGGGAGCCCATGGTTGGCCTTCATTAACACCGTCATAGGTCCATAAAATCGCCTCGATGCCGTTCCATACAAGAACAGTGTCCTCCATTGCATCCTCTATAGTTGGCAACCTGTCTGTTATCCATTCACTCATGGCTCACTCCGTGTTGTTGGCATAAAATAGAAGCACCCATCGTCGTATGTGAACGGTGGGGTGGTGATGATGACTCTTGGATCGAAGTCTGTTTTGCCGTCGTCTTTGGCTCTGACCATGCTGTCGTAGACAACCCAGCGGGCGCATTTGTCTTTCTGAGCACAGGGGCCGCCAATGCAGACGGCGATGTCGAGGGGGAGGTTCATAGTTTAACGGTATGTGTTAAATAAAATTAAGGGCCGGCCTTCCACAACCGGCCCTCGTTCCAAACTCCACCACAGTTGAAACCGTGTTGGTATTTACTACCGACACGCAGGGGCATTCCCTGCTAATTGGTTAGTAAAAAAACTTCTCTACTGGTCTGCCATAGACGTTAACGTATGCGAACTGATCGACGACTGGTCGGTACCTGTTCAGAACGTAGTCAATCATCGGGCGAACCTTGCCAATGGTCTTGCTCATGTGCATCTCGTGTGCCAGCCTCTTGGCAGCCTCGATTTCGGCGTACTCAGCACGTTTCTTGTCAAGGTATTTCTTGATGACGGTGATTTGGCGCTGTTCGTAGTTTGGATTCTTAGGTGGCACAACGGCCCCGTTGGATTCTATAAACGTTGCCAGTTCTTCCTGCAGCTTGTTGAATGCACTTACGAAGGCGATGAAGTTACCACAGGCAAGAGTTCGCGTACATCTTACGCTGTTACGTATTATCTGCACCTTCAACTGTACACAATTTCCTTGCTTATACGCTGAAATGTACTGTACAACCGGAAAGTAAGCCATCTTGTTCGGGTCGGTATGCTCACACAGTTGTTTCCATATGTCAGAAAGGGAGTGTTGCATCGTCGTCTCCTTGTGCTGGTGGTAACGTTTCGTTGACGCTAACAACATGTTCGTTACGTTGCAGCTTAGGGCTTACCTTGCCCTGAAACTCAGACAGTAGGAAGTCCATCTGCTTTGTGTCGTCCCAGATCTCCTCACCGCGTACCTTGACCTTTTCCAAGTCCGGCAGTATGATCTTGCCATCGACGGGGTTGATGGAACTACAGTAAAGGCGTTCGATTTTCTTGCCACGCTGTGAGACAGTGCAGCCGGTGATGACTTTGCTGGCGTCGTCCTTTGGTGAGAAGCTGTAAGGCTTGACTGTTGTGTCCAGCGTTGCATCCCACTCGGGATTGGCGAACGCTTGAATAAGGGTTTTTGCATAACTAGAACTGTACTTGAGTGTAAGAACATAGGTATAAGGCGCATCGACGAAGGTGATACGCCACTGCTGGCCAAAGTCGGTATCGGCAACCTCTATGGCTCGCACAAGCCCTGTGAACTCATCGTGCACTAACTCATGCACGGTGTTCCCGTCTTTGGTTACACGGGATACAGACTCTGCTGTGGCCTCACGAAGGCGAATGCGGCACTTGCCATCGCTGAGGGTGAAGTAAGTGGCATTTGTTGCCACCGATGATGATTGAAAACCCATGATAGGTGATCCTGAAAAGGTAAAAAAAGGGGGTTAGTGGGAAAAGAAACTTACTTTATGTAAGCCTGCTTGCATTGTGAGTGCTGGCCATATCGAGGGATGATATGCAAGCCCTTCGTTGTGTTGCTCAGAAAACTGGCATAAAGTTTCTATAGTGTCATTAGTATAATCGAACCACTCACGGTCTATTTTTTTGTCCAGCAACTTTGTATGTAGTTCTTTTTCAAGCTGCAGAGCATTGACTAACATCTTCGTAAACATTACGAGTTTCAGTCTCTGTGGATTGTGTGAGTTGACAGTTCGTATTCTACCTGTATAAGGAGAGGCTGTGTAACCTATTTTAATCATTGAATTGTCTGCAGTAATCAAAGCATAAACATAGCCTGGTGTGCCAAGATTATATGTTTTGCATATTCTTTTAATCTCCAACATGTTCTCTTTACAAAGTCGTCTATGTTCTTGTAAAGAATTGTAAAGTTCGTTAAGTCTTACAACTGTATCATTTGCCATATAAACTCCGTGTTTTTATCCCGTGTAACAATACGCACCGGTGCCCGTCAACCACAACAGACACCGGCACGGTTTACGAATGGCCCACGGAGAGAAGCCAGTCGTCATCAGTCAGTGTTTCGTCGTTCTTTGCCAGCCGTTCGTAAGCAGCCCTTGCGATGTCTTCAGGGCGCACAATCTCGATAGTTGCTTGTCCAGGTAAAGTTCCCGTGTAGATTTTCTTTTCGCGTGGCGTTCGCAGTGTGCCGTTCATGGATTTGAACAGCAGGCACCGTGCAGCAATCTCGTTTAGACTTACATCGCCTGTCTGACGTTTCCACGTCCACGTTGGATCGGTTCGCCAGTCCTTAGGAAGCCAGTTGTATATCTCAGTCACGACAGGCCAGCCGTGCGCTTCGGCGTGTTCGTTCCATGCGAGCCGGTACATCTCCAGTTGCACGGCATAGTCGTCGTATACAGACGTGCCGCTCTTAAAATCAACTATAGCGATTTTGCCATTATTGAGCTTGCATACGAGGTCGCACGTTCCTGCAAACTCATGGCGTTCGCTGTATAGGAGCATTTCTACAGCATAGACTTCAGCGACGTCTTGACGATAGAATGCGTCGAATGACATAAGGGCCTTGGAATGAAACTCGGACAGCTTAGCAACGTCTGTAATGTTACCGCCAACCCAATGCCCAGATTCCGTATGCAGGTCTATAAAACTAGGGTACCGACCCTTGTATTCTAGCACTGCGCTCATATACCGCTCAAACAGGATGTGCATCTGTGTTCCACGTTCGGCGGCTTCGTCTCGTAGCTGGTTGGCACCTTCGACGCCATGCTTGGCATACCATGCAATCAGACCTGGCGGCGTTGGTGAGGTGGCCTTGATGATGCGCGTTACCGAAGGGTACCACTTAACGTCGACGTCGTTTACCCGTGCATAGAAGCGGTCGCCTCCGTCGTCGTAACGGAACAAGGGTGCCGGCCGTTCGTGGTTGTGTAGGTTCCAGATCATTAGTTGTTCTCCGTGTAATAATTGATGTATTCAATTACCAGTTGTCGCAGTAGTGCCGACTTGGTTAGGCCTTCGGCCTCTGCAATGCTCTTCAAGTGGTTGTTGTGCTCTTCAGGGATTCGGAATATAACGTTTGGGTTGTAACATGGTTTCCGGCCCCGTGGGCGTCCGCGTTTACTTTGTGACACGGTACCCCTCGATATATTCATCGTCGATAGCAGAGGCCACTTCCCAGATTTCGTTCATCTCTCTACGGCATTCCTGCAGCGTCTTGGCCTTGTCGATGCTGTCAACGATTACCCCGAGGTCGTCGACCCACTTGCGGAGCACAGAGATAGGGATCTCACGTGTGATGGTTTTGTCAGTCATGGAACACCTCGTTCAGTTCTTTGCAGGCTCGTTCAGCATTATCCTTATGGACAAAAAATTGTGTTGTTTTTAACACATCGCCATTACCATAGACTCTGTGCAGAGTCCACTGCGGCCGAGGTGGCACGTATGCGGCTTCGTCTGTAAACTCAACGACTTGGTATTCAAACTGCGCTGCTTTAATGCTATTGACTAAATGCAGACAGTTCTCAAGCTCACAGTGTAGTTTGTATGTTACATTCTCATCAGGGCCGTGGTTGACGTAATAGTCTTCCCAGTACGCCTGTGCTGCTATTGCCAGCAGTTTATAGGCATTCAACAGTTTATCTTGCTTATTCATCGTTGCCCCCACAAGGTTACGGTTTGGTCTGGTTTAATCATCGGGTCTGGCGATATAGTACCAGCCAAGGCGAACATGCCGATTGTTAAAACTGTCAGGAACACGCCAACAGTCAGCAGGCGTTGACGATGTGATCCCTCGATGCGAGGTGTGACGCGGAACCATAGGTTCCCATCGTAGCGTCCGGTCTTGAACTCAATGCTGAGTCGCATAAAAACTCCGTGTAAATAAGATTGTGGTTGACGTAGTAGTTGACTACGTTTTATTGCATTGCAAGATTAACGAAATCTTTTCGATTTTCCAACAGCCACTCACGAGAATTTTTCGCATCCTCTTCGTAGTTGGCAACTCCTAGTGTCTGCGAACCTACGTGGTGCACGTATGACCTCGACACGAACACCTCATACCCACGCTGGCGAATGTCGAAACACTGCACATCGTCGCTGTAAAAGTTAATCGGTGGGAAGTCTACCCACGTCTCCCGTGTGTAGACAGCCAGCAGAGGAGCCACGCTTGGCACCGCGATAATCTGCAGTTCCTGCTGGTTCTGGATTGTACGTTGCTGTTCCATGCCGTAGGTAAACCGTATGTTCTGCGGGCTCATCCTGACGTAGTCAGCACGTGATGCTATAACTCCCCAGTGCCGTTGTTCTCCCTGGCAGATCTCGATGTCTTCGTTCAGCAGTTGGAAGCTGTCAGGGCGCAGCACGATGTCGTCGTTGGCTATGGCAAAGGTTCTATGCCCGCCTCGGATCATGGTGTCTACGAGTTCGTTGTAGCTTGTCCCAAAGTTACCGAGCGAGTGCTGGCGGAATACCTCCACATCGCGTGGTTTGTATTCACGAATCGAGGCCAGAAAAACCCGTTCGTGAGGCGTGTAATGTGCGCGGCTCTTGTGGCAGTAGCCAAGGGCGGTAATCATGGCAACACTTCGTTGTAAATGTTGGCAATACGTTGGGCAGCGTCTGCGTGTTCGCGAAACAACATTGGCAAGTAATAAGAAAACTTACCTGAATCGAACAGAGCAAAAAAGTCAGCATCATCACCGCCCCACTTTACCGTCCATCGTTTTGGTTTGACATACATATCTGGTTTCGGAATTGGCATCCACGGCTCGCCTGCTTCAATCTTATACCATTGCAGTAGGTTAATGTGCCCCCATCGACAACATATAACATTGCCACTTACTGCCTCTTGTTTTGTAGGTAGCCTATCTGTTATCCATCCACTCATGGCTGCTCTCCTTTGGCTTTGGCGATGGCTGCATCGATCATTGCAATTGTTTTGGGGTCGTCGTGTTGCCACCCGTACTCTTTACAGGTGCACCCATTTAGTGTGCATACATCAGACATTGTTGATCTGGTATATTCCAACGCCTCCAGCATGTCAGGGGCGGCGGCGATCAATTGGGCGTGTTCTTTATTTAACACTTTCGCAATAGGAACATCCCATGTGTAAAACACCAAATAGCTTTGGCTATTTTTAAGATAGGCAAAAGACCAATCATGCATTTTATCATTGTTCCAATCAGTAACATACCATACATTTTCATCACTCATTTCGCACCGCCTTTCGTCTTCGCCATCGCCTCTGCTTTGGCCTTGGCATCTAGGCAGGCTGCCATCATGGTTTTCCCGTAGCCTTCAACTTTCTTACCTGATGACGTCAGGATAAAAGCCTTGTAGATAGGTGTCTTCATTGTGGTCTCCGTGTGGTTGGTGGTTGGTTGTGCAGTGTAGGATGCTGCGCCCCTTGGTTATCAAAATGCCATTTCTGAAATGCTAATATATTCCCCTGTCTTTGCTGCTTGAAATACCAGATGATACTTTTTGCCATTTGGACGCTTTGCTTGAAATAGCACCGGCACCCAGTTGTTGCTTACCATGTGAGCAGCTGAATTTGCTGATGCTTCTTTCTGCGATACAACTACCATGCTGACTTGCTGGCCTTTTACATTTACATTGATCGTCTGCATCATCGTCTCCGTGTATACTGTGGTTGTTTGTTGTGTGCAATCTACGGGGTAATACTTTGCAATGCAAGTAAATAATAAAAAACCCGAAAAAATTTTTTCGGGCTTTGTAATCGCTACCTCACAACAGACAAATCCGTCACCTTATTGTCTATCGTAAAGCCTTCAGCCGTTCCGTCCACACCTTGTGCTGGTTTAATAACTCAGCACGGCGCACAGGTTCCATCTGATAATTAAGCAGCGCCTCGATAGCACGAAGCATCAACATTACGTGTTCTCTCATAATGCCGTTAGTGCCTCCGTAAACAGGCGTAGACGGGCTGCAGCATCAGCGGCAAAGGTTACGCTAGTCCCTGAGTTTGAGAGCACCACAGCGTAGAATGTCGAGCTTGTCGAGACCGTGCCTGTGCGAACGTATTTGTTAGGATTGATTGACGCAATCCAAACGGTGTCCGATACGCGCTTATAATCTGTATCAGCAATAGTAAACGCCCCCAGTAGGTTTGTCGTCGATCCGTTGTAGACAGCACCGGATGTAGGCGTCGTTGGCGCCGTTGAGTTATACAGCAGAACAATCAGAGGGCATTTCTTGATGTTAGCAGAGCTTGATGCCGTCTCTTCAAACTCGATTTGCCGGATGATCGCGTGCTGTTGTGTCGTCTGTGCAACTCCACTGAGCGTAACCACTGCAGCCGCCACTGGGTAGTATTGGCTCAATGCCGTAGTTATGACCGTGCCGACGCTTTGCCAGCCGTGATCTGTGGAGTTAGTAGCTGATAAGACATTGGCAGCTACTGGCGTATTGGGTAAGCAAGACATGATAATTCCTTGTAATTAGTTTCAGTTATTAAGGCTCGGCGCCCTTGTAAAAGACGTACCCGTTGCCGGCTGTGGCTGTGTTGCCCGTTGTGTTCAGTTCGCAGTTCTCACGATGGCCTGTAATGTAGGCATAGATGGACGACGGGAACAGAACACCTCCCTCTTCCGAGGGCCCGCCTGTTCTTGCTATCATTTTGACTTCGAGCTTGTCACCAGCACGGAGTGGGATATGTGCCCCACCCATCAGCCTAGCGTCACGGATGTGTGGCCCGTCTCCCATGTTGTGATAGTCGACCATGTCAATGATACGAAACATCACACCGTTTACGAAATAGGCAAGACGTGCTTCGTCAATCTGTGACGTGTTCGAATACCTGATCTGCACGTACGTATGCACCCACCAGACGCCTTTGTTCTGATCGGTTGGTCGGAATGACCAGGTGTCGTCATAGTCTAGTGATTCGTTTTGAATGCCCTGTGTCCGCAGGAACTCATTGTTAAACGGAACAGGTGTGTACACGTCCGTCATGAACGACCAGTTGCCGTTTAAATCCCATTGGAAAGACTGCTTGTAATCGCCCACCCAATGCTTCGACCTGTGCTCGCTGTTGGCTATGGCCTTCATGTTGGCATCGGTCTGTGTTATCAGGTACTGTTTAGTGACTATGTTGTTAAACGTTACGTTGTAGTTATAGTCGATGTAATACTGGTAATTGTACACATCGCCATCAGTTTCTTCGCCTGCGTAATACGTGCCGAAGGTCTGCCTACGACGTTCGAATGCCAGCGAAGCCGGTGCTATCTTGCGATTGTTAACTGGGTCGTTTATAGGCATTACGTTAGTTCCTGAGATGTTGTCGGTGCTAGCACGTAATAGTTGATTTTAGACGTTGAAGCAAACCAGTCAACGGATATGGACGTTGGCAGTGCATAATCCCAGTTAATCGAATCAAAAATATCGACGACCGAATCTGTTAGTGTGTGCCGGCCACATAGTGCCGATGGCAGTAATGCCGTTGATTTGGTGTAGTTCCATTCGGTTTCACAGGTGGCGTTGTTCTCATCAGCAAAGACGTGCAAGTGCAGCAAGCATAACCCAGCAGGCATCGAGGTCTGAGCCTGCATAGCAGCCAGCTGAACGCGGTACTTTTCTTGTGAATCGTCGTCTTGATATTGTGGGTTGTTAGATGCTGTACTAGAGATTTTCACCCATTGCGTCGACTTGGGGCCGTACCAGAATTTTGTCGTTTCGTGAACCTTAACAAGTGAGCCGTTGTTTGCCTTAAACAAGATTTGATTTGTCTGTTTATACACTTCAGTACGGCCGACAATCTTGTCGTAATCCGTCATGTATACAGGCACGTTGTGAATGATGGGCTCGATGTTCATCGACCGTGAGGAGCGAGCGCCTTTCTTAAGTCGTACTATCTCGGTTGCGTCCTCTTGATGGCTCGTCTCATATCTTGATTCGGCCTTGGCGATGTTATCCCCACGCTTAATGATTGTAGGCAATGCCAGCGACTGGTTTAGGGATAGCGTTGCGTCGGTCGTGTCTACGTTGTTGGCGTAGCCTAGTGACGATGCTATGCGCTTAACATACCAGTTAGCATCAAGGTAGATATTGCCACTTTGTGTCTTAGCCTCAAAATTGTAGGAAGCCTTCACACCAAGCGTTTCGCAGAGGTCACGGATGATGTCGTATACAGTAACATCACGGCGCCCCCAGGCGAAGTTATCCCCTAGGCTGTAAAGGCCACCGATTGTTGCTCCACCATAAGAGTCTTTGCTAATGTTTGTTGTAAGGTATGAGGTTTGGGAAGTTACGGCTGTCGATATTGTACGCGGTTCGTTGTCCAGACCCATTGTGTACAGTTCGATTGCCGCCTCGATTAGTTTATCGAGCGTGTTAAAATCAAAAAGTGACCCCGAAAAGCCAAAGGTAGTACGCGCATAGTTTGTTTTTATGTGCGTGCCCATTGCCGTACGTATGTAGCCCATGATCGTTGCGAACGTATCAGCAAGCACACGCCCTGGGCTTAAATGCTTTTGATTCCTACCGACAAGGTTACGAAGCAGGAACTGGAACACCTCTGTTTCGGGTGGACGGTGTGCACCTATTTTGCCATTGAATACTTGATTGCCGGTGAGGGTTTTCATGGCATGGAATACATAGTCGACAAGTTCGACGTTGTAGCCATAGGAGCCGTCATCAAGAGGCTCTAATTGCACAGCTTCGACGTTATCCTCAACGCCTGCATATTCAACGGTGTAGGTCGCGCCTGAAGTGCCACGATCGGAGTATAAAACCCACAGGTTGCACTTGTCCGGCGCAGCCGGATCTACGCTGTCCTCGATGTAATCCTGCACGGCTGATGGCAGCATCGACCATGCCAGTTTGAACTTGAGAGTTTGGGGCTTTACGAGCCCGTAGGGCAGCGTTTCAAACTCAGCCGTCTGTGAGCCCAGTTCAAGCAAACAAACGTCACCAAGGGGCGTTACGGTTCCGTTAAGGTTCTCGTCGTAGGGGACAAGATCCAAGCGTATGCGCCATCCGTTCGGCAACGTCCGCGATAGTCTGTAGATGGCCATTATATCAAACTCGATGCTTGGCGGAAACGATGCTTAAGAACTAAAGTAAGGTTACGGTTTCCAAATTCCTTATTGAGCGAACCCTGCCATGACTCCAGCACGACAGGGTAGACATGCCCCGATGTAGTCGGGCTTGTCCGTGATCCTGCCGTGAAACGAACCCAGAGGTATTTCTTCCCGTTGATGCCATCGGACAAGGCGAAGTAATCATCGAGGTCGGTTTCGGTAGTCGACGCGTCAAACAGGAACGGCCAACACTCCACAGTCCAGATGGTGCGCCTGTTCGCCGTGCCGATGGTGCCACCTCCGATGTCGACCAGTGTAGACGTTTCGAATTCGGCATCTTCAGCCGGTGCTAGGATAGGGCACGATCCACCTGGGAATCCAGTTGTGATGTTTACATACCCTGACAAAGCAGTCAGCGACGAAGCCGCTACCGTGTCGTATGCCGTCGATGAAGTGTCGGCATTAGCGCCATACAGCCACATCTGCCATGAACTATTGCCTGCCATGTTAACCTCTCAAACTACGCACAGCGGCGCGGTATCTGTTACGTTCGTAAAGATATGTGTCCATGCCCACATCCACAGCGACGGCCATCTGTCCCTGAATACCGTTCGGCATCGAGTCCAGACGCCTGCGGATGGCAGCCAGTTCTTGCCTCATACCCGACATTTCTCCCGTCACGTCGGTAGAAACCACCGGCGCCTGAAACGCCAGCGGGAACTTACCATCGTTCATCTGTTCCAAGATGCCCCGATATTTGCGAGTGTTTTCTTTATTAATCACAAACTCGCCCTTGTGGACGACACCGGCCGGTGTGTACTTGCCACCGTCTCCAGTGTAACCACCTTCGGCGAAGCCTGCTACAGCGGAGCGTGCAGCGGCGACTAATCCTAGTAGCGTTGCAGTTGCAGCAGCACCTACCACAGCCCCAAGAACAGGGTTTGTTGCCAGCGACTTACCTATAATTTCAGCCACAAGTATCGGTATCAGAGCATTCAGAACATCCAATGCCAGAAGAAGACTTGCCTTACCATAATCTTCCTGTTCAGTCAGGATCTGCGCGAATGCTGTGCCTGCTGTTGTAGCAAGTGCATTATAGAAATCTTCGGCAGTTTTAGCGCCCTTCTGAAATTGCGATGCCGTATCAGCAAGATTCTTGATATTATTCTGTGTAGTCTCACGGAATACAGCGTTGAGCTGTTGAGTTACAAGCTGAAATACGCTTGGCAAAGCCTTGAGATTCTTTGCCAGTTCGTCGATACCATCCTGATAACTGGTGACGCCTTCGGTGATGTTAGCAACAATCTTGTTCGTTGCTTCCTCAGAGGCTTTGGCTGGTTTTGCGAATACCTTATCCCAGTTGATCGATGTAACCGCCTTGACAGTTCCATCTAGAACACTAGAAATTGCTGTATCAAATGCGTTCTGCTTTGGTGGTTCAATCTTGCCTAGTCGAATAGGTATGCCAAAGAAAAATCCAGATGCCAGCAGTTCCTCATTTAGTCTCTGCTGACCAAATACTTTCTTAATTGCTTTGAATATGTTGGCAGGCTTCTCGTCCTTTGGCCGAAGTGCAAGCTCGATATTTAGTGCTTTAAGTTCAGCATCAGATCTTAGTTTATTGTATTCACGGAGAACTTCCGCCTTGGTCTCATCAGGCAGCAGCTTCAGCGTGGTATCAAGTGCAAGACCTTCGAGGTTAGTTGCAGAGATCTGCAGCAGTTCGGCGGCCTTATCTACACGCTTCTGTATCTGCTGTTTGTCAAACTCAGCGAGCTGTGCCTTGAGTTCAGGTTCTTTGATCTTGCCAGCCAGCAGCAGAGTTTTGAGCCTTGTTTCCTCTGTATTACGTGCCGTCTTCAGTTCTTCGTCGTATGCCTTGAGGGCCTCTTCTGCTTTCTTGAGTGCAGATACCTGTTTTTCAGTTTCTTTGGTTGATTTCTTAGTTGATGCTGTAGTCTTATTATTAGCAGTAGCAACCGCACCAGCAGCTTTGGTAGTCGTCGCCGCAGCCTGTTGTACTACAGCCGTCTGATTTTTGGCTGTAGCTTGGTTAAATCCTTTGCTATAAGCAGCGCCTACACGATCACCAAAGCCAGTGAAAGCCTTAAGTGCAGCAGATATGTCGAGGCTTGCAAGTGCTGTGAAGAACTCACCTAAGACAAGTTTGATCTCACGAAACGCCTCTGTTACACCTCCGATGGTGCCCTTGATATTGGTGAAAGCGTTTTTCAGCGTGTCAAGTAATCCGGCGCCTTTTTCGGTCTCTTTGTTGGAGTCCTTAGATACGCCAATCCATTCTTTGATCTTGGTTACAAGCTCTGCAAAAACGCCAATAATAGCTTGTAATGGTGTTAGCAAAAACTCTACTAGTAATCCACCGACTAATGAAACAACATCGCCTATACCTGAAAAAACGCTAGCAACAGTGCTAAGTGCATCCTTGAATATTTGCACTACGTCGATGCTTTTACCTACTTCGCCATCAAGTCCAAACAAGGACTTAAAAGCATTAACAAGAGGTTTAAAGGCATTTATGACTCCGTCAAAAACGTTATTTACGACGTCGTAAAATACTCGTAAAACGGTCGCTGACAAATTGATGCCGTTTACTATAACAGCTAAAATCTGAGCGCCTAAATAAGCCAAAATTGGCTGTATTACAGACCATGCACGCTCAAAATACCCACTAATGCTCTCGATTGCAGGCCCTACAGTTCCAGATGTTAACTCTGCAATCATCCCAAAAGCATCTTGAAAACCTTGAAATATACCAATTGCTGCGTTGCTAATGTTTGCCTGTACTCGGCTTGTAAACTCCGAGAACGTCGCCATGTTTATCTGGGCTTGCGTCGTAGCTTCCGACGTGCCTGTCATGGCTTTGGTGAACGTCTGGATTGTGCCCACCTGATCTAACAAGATGCCAGCTGCAGCAGCGTTCTCGGTGCCGAATAGGGTAGCCTTGAAAGCAGCTTTCTCGGCATCCGTCCCAAGTTTATTGATACCACCCTGCAGTTTACCAAGTGCAGCAGCGAGACCCTGTGTTGTGAGGGTTTCACCCAAGTCCTTGACAGACAAACCGACACCACGCAAAGCCTCTTCGCCAGGGCCTGACTGTTTAATCAGCAAACCAAGAACGTTACGAAGTCCGACGCCAGCCTCTGAGCCTACCTTACCACCTACAGCGAGCGCCTGAATAGCAGCGTTGGTTTCTTCGAAAGATATATTCGCACCCTTAGCAGCGACACCAGCCTGTAGGATAGCCTCAGAAACCTGTGGGATTTCAGCAGCGCCCTCTTTGGCAGAAGCCGCGAGAACGTTGATAAATCGCCCTGACTCCTCAGCGAGCCTTGCTGGATCGCTTGCGTCTACGCCAAACTGGAGAAGTGCATTCGAGAGCGCATCGACGGCGCCCTGTGCATCGAGGCCAGCGGCTTTTGACAGGATGTTGACATTCTCGGTTACAGCATTGAGTGCGTCGGGAGTGTCAGCCAAAGCAGGGCCGAACTTCGACAGGATAGTCTGAAACGACCCTATCTGTGTGCTGGCATCACCGCCGAATTTAGCAGCCAGCTCCTGTGCTTTATCTCCAAACTTGTCCAGGTCATCACCGGAAACACCAGTGATGGCCGATAAGTTAGCCAGCCCAGTTTGGAACTCGGAGCCCTTGTCTATGACAAACTGGAATCCTTCGACGATCATGCCTGCTGCAGCCTGGACGCCGGCAGCAACACCGCCGCCGATGATACCACCAGTGATCGATGACCCAAGTCCACCGAGACCTTCCTTAAACTGCGAGCCTATGGAGGATGCGGCGCCCTTTGCCTTATCTGCTAACGACTTAAATTCCTGTTCGGCTGCTTTGGTGTCGATGTCAGGCGTTATCTTCAGCGCCTTGGTTATCTCATCTGCTGACGTCTTGGAATCACTAGCGGCTTTCTTCAGTGACGATGAAAAACCGCTAGTGTCCAGTTGAAGTTCATTCTTAAAAACTGCCATTATCGTTTCCCGATTCGGCGTTCGTGCCTGTTCTTAGCTATCTGTGAATCGGTCGGTTGATCCCATGAGTGAGCCCGCACAAGTGCGACCCTTCGCAGAAACTCCGACGCTGTGAGGGAAACTACCACTTCGTCGGGTGTCATTTTCCACAACTTGCCGATCTCGATGGCCATGAGAACGTCGTGCTCATGTGCTGGCACTACGTCGGTTCCTGTGATGCGCTTGGGGTAAGGCTTGCCCGTGTCGTCAACAGGCGTTTTCGTCAGCACATCGTAGGCTTCGTATATCTCAGCAACGGCTGCGACCTCAGAGTTTAGCGACGCCTCGAAACCACTTTACCGATTCGACCACCTCCGTCAGGTCTTGGTCTTCCCAGAATTCGGAAACGGACATGAGTGTCTTTTGTTCTTCGGTCAGCTGTGATAAATCCATTATGACCTTCAGCACCTCAATGCAGGCGTTGATGGCGTCGTCATTGTCCAGCGGAAACTCTGTGATAGGATTGTTTAGGGCTTGCCAGATGTTCGGAAATGATTCCAGAAGTTCCGACTGGATGCGCTGTGTTACCATCGACTGCAGATCGGAGTCTGTGATGTTTGGGATAGCTTCCCGAATTTCCTTGCCAATCTGTGCAGCGTGCACCGAGTTAGCACCACCCGAGAGGGTCACTATCTTGGCAGCGTTTGGCGATTCCTGCAGGGCTTTCTGGAAAGCCGCGTTCTGGCCTAAACTGCGAAGCGTTGCGATTGGGTTCTCGACAGCCTTGATGATACGGCGCGAGATGATGTTCTTTAGAGGGATCTCTTTCTGTTCACCCACGAAATAGAGTTTAATTGACGGCATGACAAGTCCTCTTGTTACGGCATGAAAAACAAAATAGGCAGGGGCCGCCATGCCGCTGAACGGCCCCCACCAGGTAACCTCGGAAGGTTACTTATAGACTACAGTTCCGTAAGGGATTGTGCCGAACAGCGTTACAGGTACTGCCGATGTCATGAAGTCAGTGAAGTAGGTTGCAGCAAGCGTAATTGGGTTCTGCAGCTTGAAGCCTTCGAAAGACAATGTGACGCGGTTGTATGTTTCGCCCGCTTGTGTCCATCCACCCGATTCGTTGTTCAGGCGCTGTGGGAAAACGCCAACCTTGCGAACGGCTGTATTCTGCTGGTTACCACCACCAGCAAGACCGCCCTTGACTGCACAGATTAGCTTCTGGTTTTGAGCAGAACCTGTTTCGTTTGTGCCGTTCTCGAGTAGCAAGTCTTCGATAGCGCCTGCGCCTGTGTTGGTTGCTGTCTCGATAAACGTTTGAAGTGCCTGCGTGTCTTCGACGTGCTCGATAGAAATCGAGTAAGCACCAGAAGCAGCGTCACGTGTTACATCTGTTGAGATGATGTTATCATTGAGTTTGTAGAGGTATGTCGATCCGACGCCAATCGTGCCGGTGTCTTCGACAGTCCATGCGCCGAAGGTATTACCACCGGCGACGACCCGTGTTGCGAGTGCCATGTTATTTGTCCTTTGTTACGTAATACATGAATGATCCTGAGTCACGGTGTATCATCTGTGTCCAGTATACTAACTGGTCATCATCGCTACAGTCCGCGATCTCACGTGCGAGCCCTTTCACGTTACGCCTCACCTTGGCCATCATCGAGTCGGCGTCGACTTCATAGCCTACGTGGTGCACTAACAGTGAACAGGTCTCAAGTGTTAGCCCCTGCTGTTCTATCGACCAGGTGATCTGTTCGTGTGCAGCACCCTTGAAAGCAAATGCTTTGTTGTTACGAAACACCCTTGTCTGTGGATGATGGTATCTCATAACATTAGTATTGCCTTCGTGCTTCGGTTGTACTCCAACACATCCGCACACAAGCCCGCCAACACCGGCGGGATAGATCGTCAGGTCGTCAAACCAATTATGCTGGTGAGTTAGCAGACGGTCGTCGGCGTCAATCCACATAACCCACCCGCGAGAACAGAGACCAATGCAAAGGTTGCGAAGATTTCCGAAGTGTAAATCTTGCCACTGCGTTTCGTAGTAACGAACAACGGTGCCGTTGTTAAGTGTTATCTTTTTACGTTCTACAACCTCTGAATTGTCGCCCTGTTCATTCCAAAGCACGACCACCTCGCATCCACTTGGTAGCGTTGCTATCATCTGCATGACGTGGTGTGCTTCGCTCTTGTGTGCTATGCAGGCGAAACTTACGTCGGCGTGTTTAGGCTCTGAGCTTTGGTTCGTTGCCAACATAAAGAACAACTTTCGCTTGTGATGGTTCGCTCAAAAATTGACCGATGATGATTTCCTGCACATCCCGCACAAAGAACTCCTGCACGGTCGTACTGGTCACGTCCCGTGGCCTGTGATCTGTGAACAGATCCGAGTCCACCCTGACGTCGATGTCGCCGTAGACGCTGTGGATCTGGCGAAGATGCTGCATCAGTTCAGTAACAGTCATGCTTGCTGTAGATAGGATATTGTTACTTCGTACAACAGACCCACCTTGTCCGACTTGTCGTCGACGTATCCCGTAACGTTGCCTGTTTCGATGCTGTGGAGTGTTACTGTATATCCTGCGCTGGTGACGTCTGAATAGGGTAGCGTAGCTTCGACAGCGTCCATCGCCTTATCGATCTTCTCGCTGAGTTGCCCGTGCATGATGGCAGCCGTTCCGAGCTCTTGAGAATCAAGAGAATTTTTCTGGACTGCGTAGATGCCCAGCAATAGACGACGTATTGAGGTTCTAAACCCTGACTCTGTGTTCAGAGGTGTCAGTGTGTCGCTGATGACGTTAACGTAAACGTTGGCCTTGGTGTTGGACAGGGCCGTTTCTTTGGTGAAAACGTTAATGACGTTGAAGGTCTTATCGTCAGACAGTTTGTCCTTGACAAGATCCAACGCCATAGCGTATTTTGACGTAGTACTCATGACGAAGCCTTCGCTAGTTTACGTAGCATGATGTCGATTATACGGGGGAACGTTGTTGTCTGGAAAGACTCGAAAGCAGGGCGAATGTATGGCCTTGCTGGAATCGTTATAGTATGGGGTTTGGTTACTGGCAAATCACCACCCTTCGCTTTTGATACGAATTTGGCCAGTCCATCATCGCCAATGAAGTAAGGCGTTCCGCCTGGATGGTTTATAGTCCCACCGTATTCATGAATCCGAGCGTATGGTATGACGTTTAAGTCGATTTCAAGAATGAAGGTGTACGTGCTGCCACTTTCAACATACCGCGATTTGTTGCCCTTCGCCCTGTATACTGTGGCAGCCTTGAACAGGTTGCCACTTACCAGCTGCAAAGTGCTCCCTTGCGGCTTGCGTGGGTACTTCGGGTTGCGGTTTGTTTCGCCGTAGTTCTTCGAAATGTCTACAGCAAGGGCAGTCTGCATCCGTTGTGGATCCAATGCGTCCTTTGCCGCTGCAGGCAAGCCCATTAGAATTAAACGTACATATTCGTCAACACTAATCACAGCCAAGCCCTGACGATATAAGGTGCCAGCCGTGCACGGAATCGGTTTGTCAGGTCACGATAGACGGTCGTTACTGTCGTGCCGCCCTCTGACGAAGCCACCGACTGGAGCCCGATTCTGTTTTCACGCCCTGAGTAATCAGTATTTTTGAATAGCTCCACGACCATTTCGGAGCAAACACTTTTAATATCAGCAGGTGTGTTGGCGTCTGTATAACCGACCGTAACATTCGCACGCCACAAAACGTAATTGAGTCCTTCGGCATAGTACACCTGATATACACCGTCTGCTTTCACTACGATAGCGCCTGTGGCTGTTGTCCAGGTTGCATCGTCGACGTGTTCCTTATACTGCAGTGATGTCAAGGTAACAGGCACGGTGTAAGGTAGGATATAGGTCTGCATCCTGTTACCTACGAAGTCCAGCGCTACGGTCTCGGTTTCGATAGGTTGTTTGCAGATGCCCTTGATAATAGAGCCAGCCTGCAGGATGAAACCAAGGATTCGCGTGTCTTGCGTGCTGTCTCCGATGTTGAGATAGCTTGTCTTAATATCCGAGACAGTTACGAGTGCCATTTACTTAATTCCTACAACGTCGAAGATTGCCTGGTCGCTTTCGTTCATCTGTGTTGGAAAGCGTGTTGATAAAATTAGAGACTTTTTGTATAAAGATACGCACACCTTATCCGACTGGTTACCACCGAGAAGATACACGCTGTCTCCCTTCTCACCTGTGTAGAAACCGACGTGGTGGCCTCCGGTTCTTTTTAGCACTACGAGGCACCCATACTGAATAGGAACCTCGCGCCCCCACTTCAGCCATGACTTGGCTGCAGCGGAGCGTGTGATAGGATAACCTGCTTTGTTAAAAACCCAGTTCACAAACGACGAACACCAAGGTACCTCGTCAGCTTTGGCTTTCAACGTGGTAAGTGCATGGTATTCGAGGATTCTCGGAGTGTGCGAGGAGATGCCCGTGATTTCCTTGATGCCCTTTTCACCTTCGGCAATCTTTAGCCAGCTGTACTTGTTAGACATCTAATTGGTTTCCCTTCGCTGTTTTATACGATTGCCACGCCATCTCTTCAAACAACCTTGTCCGTTCTTCGTTGTGGTCTTGCCCTGTGGCAGCCTCAAAAGCGTGATACCATTCGTGGAGGAACGTCTTGAGTTGCGTTTCAATGGTAGTCAGACGGCCGTCTACGTGGGTTGCTATGCGGATGGTGTGCTTTTCAGCGTCGCATTCGCCATAGGCACCCCGCATCTTGCACATCCGCACACGCCATGTGTGGCCTCCGAGTTTGAACGACGTGGGGATCATCTCACATCTCCGTCAATAATCATCTTGTTGTAAACTGTGAAACGTCCCGAGTCTTGCAGGTCGACAAGTGCGAACCCGTGATTCCAGCCATTACGAGCCGCGTAGAAGGGATTCAAATCGCACAGGCACCCAACAGACCACCCTGCTATGAAAGACCCGTCTAATGGCCTGCGAATCATGTCCGTGGACGTTCTATGCACGTGCCCCACTAGGATATTGTCGAGGGCTTTCATTCGGTAGTTACGCCCTGGTGTTACACCACCACCGCCAAACCATTCGTGGCCGTGGTCTATCCACAGCTGGCCAGCCTGCATCTTGCCCCGTTTTGGTACCCACTCGATACCGATCTCCCGTAGTTTTAGGAACTCTTCGAGGTGAACGGTACCGATAAGTTCTTTCGCCTTACGTGCAAGATACCTCTGGTATCGTTCCTCATGGTTGCCCTCACGGTACACGATCCGTACCTTGTCACCAAAGAAAGCCCGCAGATGTTTCAGCATGGCGATCGCAACATCGAGCTCCCACTTCCACGACCGTTTCCCTTCGACCTTTTCGTGATCGCTCAAGTTGTAGACATCCAACATATCGCCGTTCAATACGAGCGTGTCGATGCCCTCATCACGTAGGGTTTCTATGGCCGTCCAATATGCGCCGTAGAAATTACCGGCTGCGTCTTTGCGTAGGTCATGGAATGGCCAGTGTGCATCCGAGATGATGCCTATCTTACCAGGTCGTATTTCGCATACTTCGTCATCACGTAGTTCGCCTGCTATGGCATCGTCGAAGGGAACCGCCCCATATTCGGTAGCTGGTGCTTCGGCTGTTCGCAGTTTCTTGAGTGCTTCTGCCTCACGTTCGTGAACGCTGTTTAGTGCTGCCTTTGCCTTGGCAACTTTCGTAGACATCAGCTCGGGGTTCTCAGCAGCGAAGGCGTGGGCGTTCTTGATTTCAGCGCCGCGTATTATGCCACCCTTAATCTGGGATTTCTTCATACGAGCCGCACGGTAATCTTCTATGATTTCCCGCACGGCATCGTACTCTACATCTGACAGGCGTAAACGCGGCATGTCTGGCCCTGTCTATTTACTTGGAATCTTCAGCGAAAAAACCGATGATGAAGATAGCGACCGCAGTGATCGCTTCCTGTGGGATAGTGTAACCAGTAACCGAGTTCACCACTAAGGCGATGGCAGACACGACGCCTGCAACGGTTGTTTTCCAGTTCTTCATGAGAAGACCTCGGGAGATAGTGAATAAGTGAGGTATCAGCTGCAACATAATCCACGCATTGTGGATTTTATCAACAATGTTAGTGCTCGGCTGTTCTTCAGCATCAACGATAGGCAACGGCTGAACAGGTCGTATTTTCTGGAATACGTTCGGCCGTTCTATGCGCCTCGGAAGTACCTTCGTAATTATCGGGTCTTCACTTAGTGACACGCTTGTAAACTTTCTTTGCAGCAGGCTGCACATTCGTTCGTTCTTCTAATCGTACCAAACGCTCGATAATCTCAACGATGCGCTGTGTGATTAGCTCATCTGATTTCTTGAGAGCAATGATTTCGTTGGTAGTGTTGCTCATGACTTCGTGCATAGCAATCACGTTGTCGCGTGTCTGCTTGAAGTCATTCACCAGAGTCTTAACCCAAAAGCCGATGATGGCAAGCATGGTGCTCATGATGATACCGAACATAGTCTCTACGGTCATGGCTGAACGTCCTCGTTATTAGGGATGGCACGATAGAAACGTCCTTCGCTTTCTTCCCACCAGTC